CACCGTCAAAGTTACCGCTCATAATAGCTGCGGCTTTCTCTGCTGCACCTGCTGAGCCTTCTAACTGCCCAGTGAGTGCCGTTAATGCTGGAACACCCTGATTTAACAATGCGGTTAAGGCTGGGCCTGCCTCGCTACCTAATGCTAATATTGCTGTTTTACCGGCATCGCCCTTTGCTGCTAACTCAACTAAAGCAACATTGAAGTCAGTGGTGTTAATTCCTAGGTTTGATAATTCTTTGTTAAATTTTGATGCAGGGTCGCTAAACTGAATCATCATTGTATTCAATGATGTACCTGCCCTGCTTGCATCTATACCCGCGTTCGCGAGCTGTGCCATGATAGCAACAGTTTGTTCTAGGGTTAGTCCTAAGCTTTGTGCTACAGGAGCGGCGTAAGCTAGACCAACACCCAATCCCTCAACGCTTGTGTTAGCACTGGCGGCGGCTTTAGTTAAAACGTCAGCAACACGCGCTGCATCGCTAAACTCCAGACCCATACCCGCCACGGCTTTAGTGATAAAGCTAGCTGCCTGGCCAAGTTCAATCCCATTCGCTTGCGCTAATTGTAGGACTGATGGAAGTGCCTCTGCTTGTTGTGCTGCTGATAAACCGGCTCTACCTAATGACTCCAGAGCTTGTGCCGCTTCAATTGCTGTGAATTGGGTTGTTGCGCCCATCTCCTTAGCAATTTCTGTGAGTGATAATAACGCATCACCCGTTGCGCCAGATACAGCAGCGACCGTATCCATCTGCTTTTCAAAAGCTGCTGCGTCTTCAACGGCACTTTTAAAAAATTGAAAACTAAAATAGCCAGCGATTAATCCAGCTACTTTTTTTGCATTATTGCCGAGTGAATTAAAAGACTTAGACGCTTTATCCTGAGCGCGTATTAAAATATTAACTACTGGATTTGCCATTTAACTACTCGATAATTTTAGAATAAATGCGCCATCCATAGCGCGTGTCTGTTTCTTGTTATGCGTAAACTACGTCTAACTCAACTTCATAAGCTGCTGTCCCGCCAGCTGGTACGTTTGCAACGCCCGCCAATTCAAGTGACGTAAAATCATCACTTAAAAAGTCAACACCCGTAGTGGGTGATAAAACAGCTTCAAAAACATTGGCGACCGCCTTGCTTTGATCTGCCTGGTTCAAGCCATCAAACAAAACTTTAACAATGATATTTGAGTTAGTACCACCCTCAACTTTATTGCTCGTCATACTGCCGTAAGTATAATCAACCAATAACGCCAAGCCATCAGTAATAAGCCCGCCAGTAAGCACTTTAATTAATCCAAGATCAGCATCAATAATAGAATAATCAGTGTCCAGCACATACGTTACCGTTGCTCCGGCATTTGTTAAAACAACCGAGCTGATATTGCGCTGGGAAGTCTTAAAAATACTACCAATATAACCTGTCACTGCCTCATCAGTGATGGATGCACCAGTCACGTTTGGGTTTGACGTGTTACCGAGAAACACTAAAGCTAAATTATCTTTGTCTAAATCATCAAGCGTTAAATTTACTTCTGCCGGCTTCTTTACAAAAACCGTGTCTAATGCAGAACCGTAATTTGTTCTACCTTTGCTGATTCTCTCCTTTTTTTCTGAATTTTCTTTTATCTCAAACTTAGTGGCGTTGCCAATAAATTTTAGACCTTGAAAAACACCGCCAACCTTTCGATCAACATAAACTTTACCTGAACCTAAAAAACCACCTGCCATTTTCGTTACTCCTAAATAATATTAAAAAACTACGCTGCGCCATTAACAATCATATTTGTAGAAAACTGAAACGGGAAATATGAAAACCCATGTCTATACGCTGGTGAGCTTGAAGCGTCAATACGTTGAAGCGGTGAAAACTCATTGCTCGGCTTCCATCCTTGCAGTGCTTTTAACATCTGCATAATAACTTCACCGGAGTCGACTAATGCACTATTCTCGCCCGCTACTCGCATATTTCTAGTGACTACAATAATCAGCCACTTTTGTTCAAACTTTTGAGTCATTTTATTACACGCTGATGTCGTTACATTATCACCATTGTATAAAATATGAATCGCTGGATTGACTTGAGATTGCTCATTAACATTAACTAAATCATACGATGAAACAACGTGACCCGCAGGTAATGCGTTAACAGTTTCATTTAACCTAGCTTTTATTAACGGCTCAATATCAAAATAATTCATTATAAGCTTCCTAGAAATTGCCGAATATCACTGATTGCTATATCATAAACCTCTGCTTCATCATCAGAATTAACGCCAAAAAACTCACGCTTTGGCATTCCGTTAATCCCACTATTATGCACTAATGCTTTTTCGCTATTCTCGGCATCAGCAAAAAATAACATAGAGCTATTATCATTAGCTGATACCTGTATAGAAGCAAGCATCCTATTAGAGTTCTGAAGGTTTACAGTAGTATCGGTATGAGTAACTGACTTTTGGATAAAATAAGACGGCGAATAAGGTTTAAAAGCAGTCTTATTTATATCTACACCGTCTTTCGTGCGTCTTAAAATATTCTGCTTAACTTTTAAACCTAACCGACTAAAATTAATAGCATCGCTAGCGATATGACCCATGCTTTCCAGTGTATCAATAAGCTGCTTATCATCAATAGTGACGCTAATATCAGTCATCGCATTATCACACGGGGGGCACGTTGTATATTAGTTTCTACTTGGTCTTCATCGCCCGAACCATCCCAATCATAAGTGATGCCAGCTTGTAAAACTGCCACTAACTCAATATCGTAAAGCTCTTTAAACATTTCCATTTTCATTTTAAACGGATTGTTTTCAGTGCTATCCATCATTACTGATAAATAAGATAATTCTAGCGTCTTATAAACTGAGAGCCGTTTTAGCTGTAATAAATCCAGCAACTTTTCAGGGTCGAATTGTTCATAAGTAAAGCCACCGCTAACCGCTAGGCCAGAACTATCATCACGAGGATAACGTGCTAACGGCTCATACCATTGCACACGCAAAGCTCTGTCAATAATCAAAGCAGCTTCCGAATGCTGCGCCTCCCAGCTCAATACACCTAAAGACATTATGTCTTTTTGTGCTTTTATTAGGTCGGCATCAGACGAATAAGCCATTAGATAATTACCACGCGTCCAGCATCAGCCATCTCTTTAGCTTCTTTGCTGCCTAACTCTGCAACCAGTCTTTTGCCATCGCGAACAAATATAACGCCCCAGAGTATCACTGTATCGCCATCTTGGTCGGAATTAGCCTTTACTTTCACTTTCTTTTCTACAGCCATTTTTATGCTCCATAAAATAATTAAAGACTAAGCGGATTTTACACCGCTTAGTAATTATAATTTCAATTAGTTGCTAATTGAAGTTAGACGTGCGATACCACGACGGTTGAAAGATGCAAAGTTAGCATACTGCTTAATACGAACGATTTGCTCATCTTTGCTGTCAGAGTTACCGATGTTCTCAACAACAATACCCGCTGGGACAGCCACTGGGTGAATACCTGCAACACCAACCTTCTCTGTGCCGTCATCGAAAACACCCGCATAAACCGAAGTTAATGCACCAGTAGTTAGTGCTGCACCGTTAGCTGTCTCAGCAACAGAAAGATAGTCATTCTGGAAGATAGGGATACCTTCATACACAGAAACGTTACGAGTAGTGCCGTTCGGCATAGTGAACGCCATTACTTCATTTACGCCACCTAATGCTCTAATCAGAGTCTTATAGCTGCGTAAAGTACGACCGTTCATGCTGATAAAATCAACTTCGCCATCTTTTGCTTTTACTAAGTCCAGCAATTCATCAAGCAATGCCAATGATAATACCTGGCCTGCTGAAGCTGTTGTGTACTGAGCTGCATCAACAAGCGTATGAAATGAGTTCATCTCAGGTGATGTGCCTGTACCGGTTGCCATTCCAGTTTGGAATAAACGCCCGATTGATTTTGCTTTGCTTCCGATCTCTAAAGCCAACTGATCTACGCCTGCACCCATAGACTGTGCTTGTACT